AGTCTAATGTATGCAAGAAAGATGATGTAGCACTTCTTTGCATGTTTCATGGTGAAAGTGCCATTGAATATTTAAAGGCTGAAATTGCAACGCTTATTGATGAGATGATCGCTGATTATGAGGTGATGCTATGAGTGCTCGCAAAAAGAAATACAACCCGATGAAAGCGATACAAATTCAAGCAAGTTACGGGTTGAAAAATCTAGCCGTATTCTTTTCTCAGGCTAAAGGTGAGTCTTGCGATGTTGTTAACACAAAATCATTTAATAACATTCAGATAACTCAATCAATCGCCACAGCGATAACTGGATTGCGCCACAACTGGTCTATAACAATGCTTGCGCTAGGCCGCAGGCAAGACGGGCAGGAGTATTTTAAAGCAGAGAATGTTAGCTTTAACGTTCCGATGTTTCAAAGCGAGCTTGTTGACGCTTTGCAAGATATGCACAAGGACTTTATCAATCGAAGCATGAATAAATTACACCTTTGCAATATATGCTGGTTTGCATGTCCTCGCGGAACTGATTTCGATGAAAGCCACCTGGGCGATATGCTAACAAAGCTTGATGCGTGGAATAATGAGTCAGAGTGGGAATTGCAGTGTCAGTAGTTAAAACCGAGTTTGAAAAGATAGTAAACGCTTATCGCGCTGGCTATCTAGATGCTAAATTTGATGATTATCAAAACAAAAACACCGTCGATTGCGGCGGTGAATATTACGCCTATATGGCTGGTGTTAATGATTTTAAGGCTGGCTATAAATTAGATTTAACAGTATTTGAGGATGAGTAAAGATGATACCAACACATCAAACAACAGGTAGCGCCGGAGCTGACTTAGTTTGCGCAAAAACAATCACGATACAGCCAGGCGAGACTCAGCTTGTCTCAACAGGCGCTTATGTGCCTAACGGCTTGCCAAATGGAATTGCATTGCTTTTATTTCCGCGCTCAAGTATTGCGCTTAAAAAGCGGTTATTACTCGCAAATTCGGTAGGACTTATTGATGCTGATTATTGCGATGAAATAAAGTGCATGTACACCAATTTAAACACTGCTCCAGTAACGCTTGAGAGCGGTGAGCGTATAGCTCAGTTAGTGCCAATGCAATATGTTTACGGTGTTTTTCCTGTTGCAAATGCTGCTAGAAAAGGCGGCTTTGGTTCAACTGACTAATTACTTTGCGTTATAGCTTATTCGAAATGGTTATAACGCAATCATCAATTTTGCGCTAATATCTAGCTATCAAAAATAAATCGAGAAAAGAATGGAGCTAACAAATCAAGATAAGAGATTTTTAATTGAGTTGCGCGATATACCGTTGTGCGGCGGTATAACTAAAGCTGAGTCAAAAAGCACAATCAAGCTAGTTGAGCTAGGGTTAATCGAAAGCAAGCCAAGCTCAATTGGTAACATAACAAAAATATTTACCCTTACTGATTTAGGGCGAGAAAAGGCGAGAGGTTTATAATGAATAGTTTAGAGTTTATTAAAAAGCATATTGAAGAATGGGCGTTTGACGACTGTAAATTAATTCACTTGGATGCGCTTGGGGCTATCAGGTGCTATAACTCAAAGCTTGGTCTTATACCAATTCTTTGCAGTACTCCGCTTAGCTCAGCAAGATTTTTCGATGGAGAATACTGGACTCGCGAAGAGTTTGAATCTTGCGACATCAGCGGCAGAATAAGCACTGTTAATCGAGATATTGAGCGCGGCGCTATTGACGCTGTTTTAAATGAGCGCGGCAGTCGATACGGCAAATTTAAAGATGGGGCCGATATCATACAAAAGCTTAAATCAGTTATGCGCTCAACAAACGGCTGGGATAATTTGTCACCAAGCCAGCGCGAGGCTTTAGAGATGATTCAGCACAAGGTTGGCCGCATTTTAAATGGCGATCCAAATTACGATGATAACTGGATTGATATTTCTGGTTACTCTAAACTTGTTGCAGATGAATTAAATGGAGAGTCAAAATGAACAGCTTGGAGTTTATCAAAAAGAGCATTAGCGATTGGCCTGATGCTGAGTTTTCATCAGTAACACTCATTGGCTCCAGTGGTAATTACTGGGCTAGTTTTTCTGACCTGTCAATACCACCAAGCCGCACTGATGTTAAGCTTAAAGAGCAATCGAGCGATGATTTGATTGATGATGTTTACTGGGTTAGATCTCAATTCGAAGCCTGCAAAGCTGGAGATTCAAAGTGATAAATAAACATTTATTATTCCGCCGCTTTCCTGTTATGCCAGAGCATGTTATGGATCGCATTGCCGACTTATATACATCGCTAGCATCATTATCTAAAAGTAAAATCGCTGAAAAAGTATCAAGCGAAACAGGTTTTTATGTGAGTAAGAAGGTTGCTTGTGAATTTATTGATTTTGCCCGTGAGCACTGCGATTTAAAGCCGCGCTCGGCAGATAGTAAGTTTAACCTTAACAGTAAAATGCGGTTTTTTAAAAATGGCAAAATAGTAAAAGAGGTGATACATGCTTGTTAAACTTAGGTTGAAGTCGCGTGATGATTCATTCACAGTAGTTGTTGAAGCTGATAGCGTAAAGGCGGCAAAAGAAGAAGGTGAAAACATGCGTGAAGGTTACAGTGTTATTGAGGCGATGGAGGTTGTGAGATGAATCCACAGCAATTACACGATCTAATTGTTAAACCAACTTTGCAATTAATGGGCGGAAATTACTACAGCAGAGAAGCTTCATTTTTGCTTTTAGCGACTGCCGCAATTGAATCTGATTGTGGCTATTACATAAAACAAATTAATGGGCCAGCGCTTGGTATTTGGCAAATGGAGCCAGATACACATAAGGACATTATTGATAATTGCGATGCGATAAATTCGAATAAGTATTTAATGGATTTTTTATACCATGCAATGAACACTGTATCGCTTAAGTCGGTTGATAGCCTTATTCAATCTCCAATGTACGCTTGTGCAATGGCTCGCCTTAAATACTCGATGGATCCCAAGAGGTTTCCGCTTTACACCGGCAAAAGCGATTTAGACTTATCTGCATTTTATGAAGTTTACAAAAGAGTTTATAACACGATTCATGGCAAAAGCACTTTTGATAAATGGGTGACAGCGATTAATAAGCATAAAATATTAGAGGTTAAATTTTGAGTTGCAATCATTGCCGCCAATATCAAAACCATAATAGGTTTTTGCGCAAGAGGGACAAAGTGCTAAGCGGTAAATTGTTTAAATTGCAAATGCTTTTAATCTTATCACTTTGCGTAAATGCAATTTTTATAGTGAGGTTTCTGTAATGTGGTCAATATTAATCGGTGGCATATCAGAGCTGGTGAGAAGCTGGTTTGATTTAAAGAAAGCAAAAAACCAAGCAGAGGCAAATTACCACCAACAAGCGCTACAGGGTGAGCTTGATTGGGATATTGAGGCTCAAAAGCAGGCTAGATATTCATGGAAAGATGAGTTCATTACCATCATTTGGTTTGCGCCCCTAATCATGGCTTGGTGGGATGAAGAAAGGGCCATGAAGTGGGTTAAGTTTGTCGATGGGTTGCCGTACTGGTATCAGTTTGGCATGTTTGGAATAATTGCAGCTTCATTCGGCTTGCGCTGGTATTTCAAGCAGCAGTCATTTAGCGCCAAAACGAAATGAATCATCAGTTAGATGATAGCGCCACGCTTGCAGAAATGATCGCAGGTATGGCGCTAGTTTTAATGTTTTGGTCTGTTGTGTTTTTGATTACTCTACAATTTGATATATAACAGTTATGCCTTCGGTTAAAGGGCCGGAATCTTTTGTTATTCTGAACTCCTCACCAACACCGCAAGACACCACCGTTTCAAAGCCAAGTACGCTTCTGAATAATGAGTTGCTTGCCGCCGCATCCCTTGCTGATGTTACAATTTCATCGTTAATTCTCATCGTCAAGCTTGTCTCTGGCGTTGTTGTTTGGCTTTGCGCGTAAAAAACCAGCACTCTTCGATCATTTGGCGGCGTTATGGATATAACATCGCCTGAAGCTCCGATTGCTGCTGATTCAGATGCTAGCTCGCGAGTAATTCCGCCAGTTCCTAAAAGCCCATCCTGAGTATAATACTTTGTCATGCTATGACTCCTATTAAGTAAGGTTTCAATATTTCAATTTGTTTGCCGTCAACTTTGACTGTTTCAGATAGAGGCCCCCTCACTCTTTCGTAAGTTAGCCTATCATCTTCAGAGTCGAAAGCGGCAGCGCCATCTATAACTTCACCTAGCCTTGAAGCGCTTGAAATGGTAATGAAATGGCTCATATCTTTTTCATTTGTCCTTACTATGCAGAGCGCCTCTCCACCATTGTAATGAACAGGCGTCCTTGGGGTATTTGCAACAATACCGTCATTTTTTGTTTGCTCTCTAAATAGTCGTAAGTCAGAAATATAAACAATCACATCCATTATGCACCACCTAAAAATGCCACTTCATCATGCGTCATGCAAAAATCATAAAATCGCAAATCTGAAACAGAGAACGGAAAAAGTCCGCTGCCAACAATAACGTTATCTGGCGCTCCTCCAACTGAAAAAACTGATATTGATGATTGAAGCAATCCATCAATATACTGCGTTAGCACTGCACCATCATATGTTATAGCTACATTGAAGCTTCTGTTTTGCGTTAAGTACGCATCTAGATATTGAATCTCAGATGCATCTCTAATTCCACCGTAAACTTTTACGCCAGATGCGCCCCTCTCAGTGCCAACGCTAAACATTTCGTCGTCAGAATTATCTCTAACGCTGATTATTGACTGATATTGCGGCGAAGTGTCAGCCGGTAGTGTTCTGCCAAATGCATCGCCTGAAATCTTTAAAAGTGCAGAAAATGGCTTTGATATGTCAGGCACATTTAAATCAGCAGTTAAAGATACATTATCTCTAAGCACTGTCACTGGAGAGCCGCTTGTAGGTATTGGTGATGTTGTGTATGTGTAGTATTGAAGCTGAGCGCCCCACGCATAAAATTGTGAGCCAGCGGGAAAAGTTATAAACCCTCCAATTATAAGCGCTACTGTA